ACTAATTGATCAGAATATGTTTCAACAGGTATGCCTTGAAAATTATTATTTAATTGAACGCAAAAATATAATTGAGTATAACCAATATTTCCCGGAATTACTTTTGATCCTTCCTTGAAAAAATGTTGACCAAATTTTTCAATTTGGTTTTGCAGTATAGATTGGAGAGTTGTTAACTCTCTTGCTTGCACGGGATATCCGGGTTTAAATAAAACCTTATGGAAATCTTTACCCGACTCAAAATCATCAAAATATGGAGCGACGTTTAAATTGGTTTGCTGTGGCATGATTTTTTAGAACTGCAAGATGACTTTTATGTCTTCTTTTTGATTGGATGATCTAGTGATAGATGGTCTATTATCAACGTAAATAATGTTTCCTGAGTACTTTTTAGCCTCTGGAGCAGATATTCCATCAGTAAATGACTGACCGAGATAATACGTCCTATTATTTATTACGGTAGACACACCTGTAAAGGAAGTGTTTATCGATAAATTAGAACCAGAAGAAGGTATGATAGTCAAACTACCACCAGATGCAGGAGAACTTGTGAAATCTACCTGATCAAATCCATAAGTTGGATTGGTAATAGCAGCACCAACAGTGCTATATCCAGCCATGGTTCTATCTTGCCATAACTTTAAAACACCAGTTGTTTGATCATAATTAACAACTCTTCCTACAGCAGTTGATCCTGTAGCAACAGTTTGAGTAACAAATGAATCTGCAGTAAAACTAGCAGTGCTATATCCAGCACCACTTAATCTCAATGCCTGTAAAGCACTTGCTTTATCCAAACTTAAATTAGCGGATGAATTATATGCTTTTGGATTTTCTATAACACCAACTCTTGCGATTTGGTTTCCTGTTATGAAATCAGGGTTTTCAATATCATTTTCAATTCTTGAATATAGTAAAACATTAAATGCACCCAACTCACTATAAATGTCTTTTCCATGTCCACCCGGAGGAGACATAATGACATCAAAGGTTGGTCTGGTAGATCCAGTAGGAACTCCACCATTTACTAAATCAATATTACCGAATGTATAATTAGAACCTTGATTAGAAACTGTTACACTCTCAACTTGTTGATCATTGTTAACAACAATCGTACATTCTGCTCCTGTACCATCACCTTTAATAGGAACTCTACTATATGTTCTATTAGCAGTTCCAACACCAACACCTCTGTCAGTGATAGTTACAATTTTAATTGATCCATCAACCGCATTATCTCTTACTGCTGCATCATCAGTATTTGTTTCCCATTCATTTGGAACTGGTATAAAATCAGTTGAATCAAATTTAACAATATCACCGGGTTTTATGGTATAGAGATATTTCCAAATATAACCATCACCACTAGTTCCTGCTGATCTAGGCTCTAAATCAGTGAATGTTGGTTCATCAAGAGATGGTTTTCCGTTTGGGTTGTCTGGATCTGTTCCGTTCTTTAAACACTCATAAACTCTAAAATCGCTATTGATAACAAAATATGTTGCAGAATATAAATTGGTTGCACCAGAAACCCCTGCAGTATTAGTACGACTATAATTATTACGATACATGTCATAAGTAGTTCCAGATGTCCATTGTCTTTTTTGAACTACTTGTCTAACGTCAGCAGAATTAATTTTCTTTAGAGCAATAGTGGTATCCCAATAACCATTCTCTTCATCAAAATTGTCTTTTGGAGATGGGGGATCAGTATCCCAATCGGTTTTATAATCGGTTGCATTGGGTAATCCAATGAAAGAATAGTAAGCATTAGTGCTGGTTTGCACACCGGCAACAAAATTCTTTGCATTTAATATTCTAATCTGATCAGTTATAATGGCTGCCATTTTTTGGAACTTTTTATTTATTTATTAAAGATTTACACATTATAATTTTTAAACCTGAGAGAAGCAGATCTTTCAACACTTGCGGAGGTAGTAAGACCCACAACTCCGTTAGATGTATATGCTGTATATGATGTAGATATCGACCTAGAAACTAGATCTAATTTACCCCAACTATATTTACCATAGTTAGGAGATGAGGTAATTCCTGACGTAGATCCAAAGTGAATTGGATCTTTAACTGCAGCAAATATCCTTCTAATATCAGTAAAACCAATTCCACTAACATTTACAGTTACAGTTTCTGCACTATAAACTTGATATACATTATCTATAAAGGATACACCTGTACCAACGGTATTTCCAGATACATCAAGAGAAACTATAGATGTAACTGCAACACCAATATTGGAATTATCAACCACAAAGTAATCTCCAGTAGTTATTCCACTTACAGTAGTAATACTTCCTGCAGATAGTGAATCCACCATATAAAGAGATTGTCTTAAGAATGAATCTTTAGGAATGAATAGATCCATCATTAAAGCAGTTGTACCCACACCTACACTGGTTGTTCCAAATCCAACAACAACACCTTGATCTCCATAGAAGTTTCTAACACTTGCCTCTTCTTCGGTAGTTGTTGGTGGGCCTACTAGAACGACAGGTGGATTTGATTGACTATATCCAGATCCTTGATTAGAAACTGCTATTCCTGTAACCACTCCTCCACTTATAGTTGCTGTTCCTATTGCGGTTGATGTTGATCCAACTCCAACAGCAGTGTTTGCAACACTTACATTAGGTGCATCAACATATCCTACACCACCCTCTGATATGGTAAAGGATGATATTGTACCTGCTGTAGAAACTACTGCTGTTGCTGCTGCAGCAACTTTAGTTCCTGATGGTCTAATAAATTTAACTTTATCTTGGAATGTAAGAATTGCAGTGTTAAGTTCATTCTTAGGATTAAAGAATGGTCTTACACTTTGTAGATATACTTGAGTAGATCCCACACCAACAGATTGAATAATATTTGCTGTTGGATTGATAACAGGTTCATACAACTCTCTATCTTTTCCTACTGGTAGGTCGTTAATAATCTTATCTTCAGTTTGTCTACACCATTTAACAGGACGTAGCATTGATTCAATACTTGTATTTCCTGGCCCATAGTATGGATTAGTATCAACTGTATCAGTTGATGTCACTAATGTCACAGATCTTGGATCTTCTTTAAAGTAACTTCCTTGATCATCTTTATTGTAAATTTGAAGACTATCACCTTTCTTAACAGTTTCAATAACATTTCTGAATATAACGTCAACATCATCTCCACTTCCTTTATAGAAGAGAATTTTGCAAGTATCACCAACTTTAGGTGCTTCTGTAAATTCAATTATACTACCACCTTCAAACTTGTATCCATCACCCGGAACTTGAAGCACATCATTAACAAAGATTAATAATACATCTTGAACATTGATAACAGATCCTTTTGCTGCTCTAATAGAAACTGCAGTTCCATTTAATGTAATTGGGAATGTAATTCTACCACCATTAAATAATGTTGCAATATTATCAAGTGCTTCTAAAGTACCAAGAGTCCATCCAGTAAATTCATCTGTAAATGTTTTAGTAACTTCAACTTCAAATTGATTGTTAGCAGAGAAAGATGAATCTGTAGGTATTCCACTCAATCCACCAAATGGAATAGTTAATGTTTGACTTTGACCATAAGCATATCCAGTATTATTAACTCTAAAATCAATTACACTGGAACCTTGCCCGACAACAATATCAATTGTTGCTTCAGATCCTATACCAGTATTTCCAGCAGCATATTGTAAAGGCAAATTGGTATATGATAGTGGATCATCAATTACAACATCCTGTGGTTTATCTACACGTCCACCCCTAGCATAGAAGTGCCTACGTGTTGAAATACCAGTTTGAACTAAGAATGACTTATCACTAAGAACATCAAGAACGGTTGCTCCCGGTGCAGCAATGTCTGTAGCACGAGGTGCACGAATAATTGGTTGAACCGTAGGAGAACCAACTCCAGTAAAGTAACTTAATACTGTTGATATACCAACATTAACAGTAAATGTCCTTTCACTTACAATTCCAGTAACAGGGACACCTGCATAACCGGGATCACCTTCTCTAGGATAGTAATGTCTAGTAGTATTACCATCTTTTGTACAAGTAAAGATTAGAGATGACTTACGAAGTTTAATACTTGTTCCGGGATTTATATCATGTGTTCCCACACCAATTACTAAATCACCATTAGTATGGTAGTAAGTAGTTCCTGCTCCTGCAGTGGCAGGGTATTCTTTGAATGGACTTGTTCCAACATTTACAGAAATTGTAGTTTCAGTTGTAGCTGCTATTGATACATTTCTATCATAGAATGGATCACTTTCTCTTGGATAAGGATGTCGAGTTCCATGTTGATCCATTTCACAAGTAAAGGTTAAACCTCTAGTTGTAAATTTAATACTATCACTGGTTGTTAGTCCATGACTACCTAAAGTTGCAGTTAATATACCACTTGTTCCATCGTATAATACTTCAGTTGGTGTAAATGATGCTCCGGTTCCAACAACACTAATCGCTCCCTTTGTTGCACCGATAAAGTTATGTACATATGCACCACCTTGTAATACTGGGCCAGTTGTACCAACACCAACAAAGGTATGTGGATACTGGAATTTTGGATCTGCAGGAGTTACATTTATTGTAATCAATCCAGTTTGTGTTGTGATACCAGATGCAGTTGCAGATTTAAATGTATGTGTATTTGTATTACTTGATGGTGGAGATTCTAAAATCTTAGCAGAGAATCTCTTAACACCCGGAACTGATAATACAGATAACCATCGAGTGCTTGGTAAATCTCCCGGTTGTGGTAAACTTACATCACCATCATCTGTACTGAATGTTAATGACTCATATTCAACAAGAACTTTGTCACCAGTTGCCATTCCATGATTTGCAGTTGTTGTAATAGTTGCAATACCTATTGTTGGATCAAATACAGCATTATTTGCAGTAAACGTATTTCCAACTCCTGTTACTTCAATTGAAGTGTTAAAGAATCTATCTCTATTTCTTGGATATATGTGCTGATATACACCACTGTCAAGAGCACATGTAAATGCCAATCCAGTAAAGATTACATTACTACTCTTAGTTCCTATAGTTGTAAGACTATGACCAACGTTTGTTGTAACAGTCATGACTCCTACATTTTCGTCATATACAATCGTAGATATTCCTAATGGTGGAGCATAATCACAAGTAAATGCGATTCCGGATAATTTAATCTCTTCACCTTGAGTTAATCCATGATTAAATGCTGTAGTGATTGTACTAATTCCAGTTATTGAATTATAACCTACATTTGATATATCTCTTGGTTTATAAATTACATCAACGTTAGTAACTGCAACTCCTGTCAATGCTCCTGCAGTTCCTATGATAGCAGTACCAAAACCAGTTATATTTGTTCCTCTAGTTGCTTGAGTTTGAATACCAACACTAACAACTTGACCAATTCCGTATCTATATCCAGAACCTGCATTACTCAAAGTAATAGCACGAATTGTACCTGCAGTAGAAACAGTAGCAGTACCACCAGCAGCAACTAATGGTTGATATCCAAATCCCTCGGTTGATCCAACAGATACTATCACACCACCAACAGGTAGATTAGAAGTATTAACATCATTACCTAT